TATTGAGGAGGGATTAATTCTTCTCCACCAAATACAGAAATGGACTCTGTATCAGGGTATATCTTTGCTGGAATCAATGTTTCATAATCATCTGCAGTTACTGCGCGGTTTTGAGTTGAGTAAATCTTTGGAGCATATTTTCTAACAGACTCAACTTCTTCAATTGCAGATCCACCTCTGGAACTATACTCTGGTGTTAAAAGTGATATGCCAGAGGTAACTGTATATTCATTTCCATCTCTTACATAAGTCAATCTACCATTGAAAGCAAATTGTGAGAATCCATTTCCAGAATCTCCATTAGTGACCAAATAAGTTACTGTAATATAATTTTGATCATCTAGTTTTTTACCAAAAACTCCATCACCAAAGAATATTTCATATCTTTCATCCGCAACTTCTTGTAAAAAGTAGATTCTTGAATCGCTTCCAACATAGAATAAGTTATCTTGTAAAGAATATTTTACAGTTGCAGTTGAAGATGAATTATTTTTAACGCCAACTCTAATCAAATCTGTGTCAACCCCAGCATTTGGTAGAATAAACTTTTGTTGAGGATTTCTAGCACTGTAAGTAAAGTTTTTCTCTACAACCGTCCCCTCATAGATTGGTATTTCATTAAAAGCAGCAATCCCATTGACAACAGGAACGGTTATATCATCTAAAATACAGAAAGACCCACTAGAACCACCAAAAGTTCCCCTAGACGCTGCTACAGTCCCTTTACGGAGGGTTATAGACGCTGGTTTGGGTGTTATGTTAGATGCATCTACAAAGAATGATATTGCGGATGTTGCTGCTTTTCTTGATCTGGGAGTATATCCAATATTTCTTGCTAACGCAACTACGTTTTCTCTTAAAGTTGCCGTATCAATAAAAACTTCGTTTGCTACCATATTAGCATTATACGAAGTAATGTACGTATTGTATGCTAATAAATCTAAAATTGTTGATAGGTTAGAACCTTCAAAGTCATAGTCCGTAAAATTGGAATTTGACTTTAGGTATTCTTTGAGAGTAGTTTTAACGTCCTCAAAGTCTAAATTTGTAAAATTTACTAGTGACATTTTACCTTGTTGGTTGCAATACGAATTCTAATTGTTGTGGTGGAATATCAGCCCCAATAATGTCATATACAATAACGACATCAAATGAATTACCATCTATATCAGCAAACGCTCTTACAGATTTCAAATTAACTCTTGGTTCATACCTTTTAATTGAATCTTCAATCTGAGTTTGAATTTCAATAGCAGTTAAATCATCAGCATTTTCAAAAAGAGATTCAGTAATGCGTGATCCAAATCTTGGATTGAAAAATTTCTCCCCAGGATTTGTAAAAACAATGTTTTTTACTGATCTTGCAATTGCGTTTTCATTTTTCATTGCAATCAAATCTTTTGTCAGAGGATTAGTCTGAAAAGACATGCTAATATCTTTAAATCCTTGACTTATCCTTTCTAAAGGCACAACAATACGGCAATTATGTATTATTTATCAATGATTTTCTGAATTCTTTACTCATAAAGTGGTTCTGGATCACTCTCATTAGAGAAAATTTCACCTTCTTGATGAAGTTTTTTCTTTTTTGGTGTCAAATCATCATTTGCAATCTCACGAAGCATCTTCTGATGCTGATGATTTGCCAAATTGTCTAAAAAATCGTGTTCAGTTGCCATATTTCCTCTTTTTTCGTATTTATTGAAGGTCTAAAGGACGCCCATCTTGTGATTTGTACATATCTTCGGGTTTTTCTTCTTCATTTTTACGCTCTTTTGCTGTTTTCCAAAAATATTCGTCTTCACGACCCATTCCAAGACGTTCAAATCCATTTTCAACACTATAATATTCAGTTGAAACCTTAAAATCAGGCATTTTGGGGTCAACAGGTGTCAAACTATTGTCAAAAATACGCATTCTATTATTTGGATACAGTGCATACTGACCATTATTCAACTCAATGAGGTTATGTGACTTATGTTCAGCTGGATTTTCACTTGTTGCATAGTCAATTACATCACAATCTTGATGATAATTGTCTATTGTACAGATATATGTACCTTTCTGAATACCAAAATCGCGTGTATACAATTCAAAATCCATACTACCAATGAATTGTTTATGAATTGATACTACACCATAGTCCATACAGTTCCAAAACTGTAAATTAGGTAAATTCATATCAGGATTTGGTGTTTCTGGTTCTGAGACAAATGCGCTAATAGGCAACTTATCATACATTGCCGCATATTCTGGTAAATATGTCTCAAAATAAAAAGCACGCCCAGGTATCGATTTACACGATACCCAGACGCCCTTAACAAATTCTCCATGACCAAATTGATGATCAGTAAGATATTCTTTTCTTACCCATACCTCTACTGAGGGAAGGTTACAAATAAGTGCTGCCATATTACATAACGTAACTCTAGCACTATTTACCTTGTCCCCGATACTTCTTTTTTGCTTTGTTACGAGAAGTCGCGGAAAGCAACGTATTCTGTGAATTACCTTGACGAGTTTTCTTCGGTTTTGCGGGTACATAAGATCCGCCTTTCATCATTGCCATAGTTTAATACCTCAAATAACGCGAGTTTTTTCGTGACCAACTCTGATACGAGGGTCACACCAAATATCAAATCCTTCTTCCTTAGCATCAAGACAGAACGACACATCTTCGCCACACATGTCCTGTACATTACCACTCTCAAAGACTTGCATCTTAGGAGCAAACCAAGGATATTCAAGATTCTCAAAGACACCCTTCTTAATGAGCACCCATCCAAAACCTGTGTAGTCTACAGTGAATGGCTTACGCCGCTTACTGATGGATTCCACTGTTTCGTGGTTCATTACTCCACCATTATTACGGAACTCATCTTCCTCTAACCAATGTGCTACAGATGTAGTTACACCATCTTCAGTAGCATACCATCCCGCAACAATCTCTTTCTCTGTACCATCTTCAGCAATTGCCATATCACACAACTGCCAAAACTTCTCTGTGTTAAACACAATATCACTATCAATCCACAACTGATAGTCATACGGCAACTTACCATCCCAAGGAATCTGCTTAGGACCACGAAGTACATTAGCACCTAAACACTTACAACGTGCAAAGTTAACCATAGAAGAGTAATCTTGACTGATCTGAATACTCATTCCATTCTGTACCATATCAAAGCACAGTTGTACAAAATTCTTTAAGAACGTAAATGAACATCCACGTCCAGGTAGACAAAATACAATTGTCTTACCTTTCATTCTCTCTTTGATTGATGTAATATCCCAGTCCTCTTTTTTCTTCGGAGCAGGGGTTTTTGCTTTTACAGTAAATCCTTTTGCCATGTTTTTGAAATTACTTCAGTTCAATTATAGTATGGTGTATGTAGTCTGTCAATAACTATCGTCACCAAGAGGTTCTGTGGTATTAACCGAACGTACTCCAAGGGGGCGATAAGACCCCTGAAGGGTACATTCCTCATATGTTAAATCCTCAAAGGTATAATCAGTCTTCATTAGACCAACCATTCCTCTGAGGGTTTCCCATGTATTCTTAAATTGCTCTTCTGTTAGATTGTTATATAAACACTCTTTCTTTGCATATATGTGATAAACCTTTTCCATTGGTTTTTTACCTCCGGGAATTTTTTTTCCTAAATGAAATCAACTTTCGCATTATATATCGAGGTCGATCTGTCACCTCTGTAGGTTACAGGGACCCATTGATTTTATATCACGCCCGCCGACGATATAAACAAACGCCCGCAAAAACACTGTCAAAAACTGATAGTCGCCTCCATCATATCACGGAGGGTTGTTGATGTCAACCCCCGTGATGCTAAGTATCAGAATTCTAGTAACATTTCGTTGAGTGCTGCAATATCTAAATTTTCATCGTTCCACTTAACTCCATCAAGAGTTGTGCCCCGGGGCATGAGTTCCATCAAGATGTGCGAGAGTGACTTGTAGCCGTGCTCTGCCCAACCTTGCGCGATTCCATAAAGATCCTCATCGTTGCTCAACCACAGGGCGACGTTCCAGGTCTCATAGTTTGCCCAACCGTTGTAGGTTTCGGGAGCGGTGGTGATGGTTGCTTGAGTCATCTTGTTTGTTTTCCTTTGACTCTTATAGTATGGCACCTTTCACCGCCCCGGTCAACCCCTTTTGACCGGTCTGCAGAATCTCTTAATCTCTTTGCTTACCCTACCAGACTACCAACGGACAGGTACACTCAGGTCCTCTACATAACTGTCAATCACTCTCTCAGATCCTTCCATTTCAAATAGATCTTCCCAGTTAATCTGATGCGGGTCAAAGTCATCCATTACCTCTAAATCCAACGTGATTCTAT